GTAAGAAATGTCGGAAGCCCAAACTATTGCAGTTGAATCTGCATCACATATGCGTAATATGTCTCGCGTACAAAAGGATGAACAGGAGTTAGCTCAGCTTTTAAAAGAGGCTGGCATAAAACAGGACGATGAAGAGCAAGAAGCCTCAACAGAAGAAGCTACTCAAGAGGAACCCAGTAGCTCAGAGCCTGTCGAATCCCCAGTACCACCAACAAGTGATACCAAACAAGAAGAAGCCCCAGAGAAAGCAAAAGCATCCGAAACAGATGACGCTGATCTAAGTGCAGAAGAGAAAAGCTTTAAGAAGCGATACTCTGATATTCGTAAGTACATGCAAGAGAAAGATGCAGAGTATAAAGCGGAGTTAGAGAAGCTAAAAGGTCAACTAGACTTAGCTGCTAAGAATGAGCTTGTACTACCTAAGTCAGAAGAAGAGATTGATGCTTGGACTAAGAAATACCCTGACGTAGCTGGCATCATTGAAGCTATTGCGGATAAGAAAGCTAATGAACGAGCCTCTGACCTAGATACGCGACTACAAGAGATAGAAGGTATGCGTACACAAGCCAAGAAAGAAAAGGCAGAAGTGGAGCTACTTAATATGCACCCTGACTTCGCACAGATCCGCGAAGATGATGCATTCCATAGTTGGGCAGAAGAACAACCTAAGTGGGTACAAGATGCTTTATATGAGAATACAGATGATGCTAAATCTGTAGCTCGTGTATTAGACTTATACAAAATAGATAAAGGCATTAAGACAATGAAGCAGTCTAGCAGCGATAAGAATGCTGCTTCTTCTGTAAAAGCTAAGAAGGTATCTACACCTAATCCAGATGATTCATCTAACTATATTAGCGAATCTATGGTAGCTAAAATGTCTATTAAAGAATATGAGAAGCGCATGGATGAGATTTTAGATGCTCAGCGCTCTGGTAAATTTATTTATGATATGTCAAAGAAGTAGTTGACATTAGCATTATCATAGATAAAACTATAGCATATACACATATATTAAAGTGTGTGTATGCTTTTATTGCAAAGCACAATCGCCACAAATATAAGACTTACCCTGATGTATAGGCCCAGCGCTTACAGAGAGGCATCTCTAAAGCAAAGCTGACTACCCTAGTACAGAAGGCCTCTTTCAAGTGGGTATAGTGTTACTATAAACGCCATATCATTGAAAGGAAACCATTATGGCTATTACATCCGCATCAGGTGGATTTAACGGAAACTTCTCTCCGATTATCTACTCAAAACAGGCACAGATTGCTCTACGGCGCTCTGCTGTCACTAACGCAATTACCAACAACTCATATTTTGGTGAGATTGCAAACCAAGGCGACACTGTTCGCATCCAAAAAGAGCCAGACGTAACTGTTAATGCTCTACAGCGTCATACAAACATCTCTGTTGAGAAGCTTGATGACTCTGACTTTTCATTGACCATCGACAAAGCAAACTACTTTGCCTTTAAGATGGATGACATTGAAGAGCAATTCGCCAATGTAGACTTTGTTCGTTTGGCATCTGATCGTGCAGCATTTAAAATGGCTGACTCAATGGATGCAGACGTACTGTCATACATGTCTGGTTTCACCGCTGCAGGTGCGCTGATTACATCTACCTCTGGTGATGCACAGCACCCAACTGCTGGTGAGCTTGATGGTGAATTTTTGAAAGTGAATCACTTGGACGCTACTGATTTTGGTCAGTTGGGTTCTGCTGACTCAGCTTCAACAGCCTACGCAACTGGTGACTCAATTCCATTGGCCCCACGTTTGCCTGGTGCAACTGCACTGTCATCTGCAACTGTCTCACCTTTGACAGTTATTGCACGTATGGCTCGTCAGATGGACACAGCTAACGTTGACGCACGAGGAAGATGGCTCGTTGTTGACCCGGTGTTTGTAGAGATGCTCAAAGACGAAGACAGTCGTATGTTGAACGCCGATTTCGGTGGTTCTGGCTTGCAAAATGGTCTTGTCTTGAACAACTTACACGGTTTCCGTGTATACGTTTCAAACTCTCTACCTGCTAAAGGTACTGGCGCTGGCACTTCTGGTGCTTTAGCTCAAGATGCCAACTTTGGTGTTATCTTGGGTGGTCAGGATGATGCTGTTGCTTCTGCAGAGCAGATCAACAACGTTGAAAACTACCGTGATCCTGATTCATTCGCTGACATCGTGCGCGGTATGCACCTTTACGGTCGCAAAATTCTTCGCCCACAAGCGTTGGTCACTGCAGCATACAACGCTGCTTAATTAATGTTATACTTAGGGGCTGGCTATATGCTGGCCCCTTTGTGCTTATTATAAAGGATACCTTCAATGGCTATTACTACAGCAATGTGCAACTCGTTCAAGCAAGAGCTACTTGGCGGTGTTCACGATCTTGATACTCACACACTAAAACTGGCTCTAATTAAAGCCTCACCATCAGGTACGTATGGTGCAGCTACTACTAACTACTCAGATGTTACTGGTAACTCAGATGAAGCATCAGGAACAAACTACTCTGCAGGTGGTCAAACACTGGATGGAGCATCAATTACTTTAGCAGGTACTACTGCTATTGTTGACTTTACTGACGAAGTATTTTCAAATGTTACTGTTTCTACAGATGGTTGTATAATCTACAATTCTTCACAGTCTAACAAAGCAATAGCAGTTATTGACTTTGGTGGTACAGTAAGCGCAACAGCCGGAGACTTGACCATTCAGTTTCCTGCAGCGGGTGCATCTACGGCAGTAATTCGTATTGCATAAAATACCTTTAAGGGTGCCTACCTATGACAATTAAGTTTGCGGATCGTGTAAAAGTAAGTACATCTAGTACAGGAACAGGAACTATAAGTCTTGGGTCTGCAGTAGATGGTTTTCAAACCTTTGCTCAAGGGGGCATCCTTAACGGTAATTCAGTAAGGTATACGATTACTAATGGGGATAGCTGGGAAGTAGGAACGGGAGTTTACTCTTCTAGCGGTACTCAAATGACAAGATCTTATGAGTCTAGCTCTACTGGGTCTTTACTTAACTTGTCTGGTACATCAGAAGTATTTATTACTGTAGCCTCTGCAGACATTAACACTTTAGCTGATACTGTACCTAAATCTACAGGTGGGCAGTTTGATGCTAATGTAGACTTTGCTGCAGGTATTGATGTTACAGGTAATATTACAGTTACTGGTACTGTAGATGGACGTGTTGTAGCTACAGATGGTAGTAAGCTAGATGGCATTGAAGCAGGTGCTACTGCTGATCAGACTGCTGCTGAGATACTTACTGCTATCAAAACAGTAGACGGTGGTTCATCTGGTCTTGACGCAGACTTACTAGATGGGGAACATGGTAGCTATTATACAAACAGCATCGCCGCTAAACTACCATTAGCTGGTGGTACTATGACAGGCTCTATTCGTTTAGACCAAGATGCCTTGTCAGCAAGTGGTGGTACTCTTACCATGGACCTAAATGCAGCAAACAACTTTAAGATTACCATGTCAGCAAACACAACTTTTGCTTTTAGTAATGTTTCGGCAGGACGCGGCGGTAACTTAATAATTGTACAAAATGCTACAGGTGGTCACTCGTTTACACTACCAGCAGCTTGTAAAACACCAGTTAACGGTGCTTCTATTGTACAATCAACCAATGCTAACGAAATTAGTATTCTTTCATATTATGTGGTCGATAGTTCAAACATCCTAGTTAACTACATTGGTGACTTTGCATAGGGGGCCGTAGTGCAGCAGATCGGCTTTCAGCAAAAGGTAGAGTGGAATACGTCAGTTTCGACTAATCGTAGTACTACTACTACGTTCAATACTAGTCGCAGCACAACCACGACTTTCGCTACTAGTCGTAGTACGTCTACTACCACTACAACTACATTTAATACATCGCAAAGTACTACAACAACGTTTGCTACTAGCCAGAGTACTACTACGACTTTTGCTACTAGTAAAAGTACTACGACTACGTATGTAACTTATTACAATACGTCACACAGCACTACTACCACATTCAATACTAGTCACAGTACAACGACAACTTTTAATACTACTAGAAGTACTACGACAACTTATACTACATATTATAATACCAGTCATAGTACAACTACAACGTATGCTACAAGCCGAAGTACTACTACTACGTATCAAACTAGCCATACAACTAGTCATAGTACTACAACAACGTTTAATACTACTAGAAGTACTACAACTACATTTAGTACAAGTAGAACTACTAGTAGTGTGTTTACTACTACTTTTTCAACAAGTAGAACTACTGCAACAACTTTTGCAACTAGTCGTACTACGACTACTACTTATAATACTAATCATAGTACTACTACTACTTATAATACAACCCGTATTACAACTACTACGTATCAAACTAGTCATACTACTGAACATAGTACTACTACAACATTTAGTACCAGTAAAAGTACAACCACGACTTATTCAACTAGCCGTAGTACAACAACAACATATTCAACAAGCAAAAGTACGACTACGACTTATAGTACCAGTCGAGCAACGAGTACAAGTCATAGTACAACTACGACTTTTAACACTACTAGATCTACCAGTACAAGTAAAAGTACTACAACAACGTTTAATACAAGTTTTCAAAACTACGTTGCTACGGACTATATGAATGTAAACTATGTTGTAAATACTAGTGCAAGTACAAGTAGAAGCACAACGACTACGTTTAATACAACTACAACATTTAGTACAAGTAAAAGCACTACAACAACGTATAATACGACTACAACGTTTAATACTAGCCATAGTACAACTACAAGTTATAATACTAGTCATAGTACAACTACAACGTTTAATACTAGTCATAGCACTACTACAACGTTTAATACTACTAGGAGTACAACAACAGAGTATACTACTTATTATAATACGAGCCATAGTACTACTACACAGTTTTCAACTACTAGATCTACTCAAACGGTTTATAGTACAAATACTACCACTACTACAACGTTTAATACTACTAGGAGTACTACTACAACGTATAACACAAGTAGAACAACTTTTGTTAATACAACCACTACGTTTAACACTAGCAAAACTACTACTACTACTTTTGCAACTAGTCGTTCAACTATTACTAGTTATACTACTTACTACAATACAAGTCATAGTACTACGACAACGTTTAATACTAGTAGGTCAACTACAACAACGTATCAAACTAGTCATACAACTAGTCACAGTACTACTACTACGTTTGCTACTAGTAGGGCAACTACAACAACCTATGCAACAAGCCGAAGTACAACAACAACGTATCAGACAAGTCATTCGACTTCACATTCAACAACAACTACCTTTAATACTACGCGCAGCACCACTACTACCTTTAATACTACGCGAAGTACTACTACCACATTCTCAACAACCCGAAGTACAACAACAACTTTCACTACAACGTTCAATACGTCCTCGACATTTACAACAACATATGCTACAAGTCGCAGTACAACAACAACGTTTAATACACTTCGTGTTACTTCGTTCTACGCATAGGAATAAATGTCATGGAAATGTTTAATAGAGCTTCTATAAAAGAGCGTATTGGCGATATAGAAAAGTCTACCACTCTTCACCACTTGAAGGATTGTGAAAGGCATTTCTTAAAGCTAGCTAAGAAGTATAAGATTGAATATGCTTATGATGTAGTTGCTAATGAGCTTACATACTTTAAAACGCTCCAGTACACAGAATGGGCACATTGTTTTAGTATGAATCCTCTACAACAAGAGCTACGTGTAAAACAAATGGAAGATGCCCTAGCTACATGCAGCCCTATTAAGTATGACTTTATGGGTTACTTTAAGGATAAGGCTACTAGTAACAAATCTAACAAGTACAAACATATCAAAAGCCACAGCATTGAAAGTAGAGATCACCTGATAATACCTGTTGGGTCAAACAAACTAAAAAAAACTATTTGCCTTAACAAGTTGTGTTACTTGCGTGATAAGTACGATGGTAATATCTGGTTTAAGCCACATCCTTTAACGACACATGCTTTAGTAGGTGAGCTACGTGACATATTAGGTGATATGGTTCTAGACAGAGATGCTGATATGTATAGCCTTATGCTAGATACAGACACTGTACATACAAGTCATATGTCCGAAAGTTGTGTTTATGCTGTGGCACTGGGTAAAGATATTGATCCTATCGACGTATATAATGAGGTACACACGGCTTCATTTTATCATATTAACCGTATGATGTTTTTAGCATCTGATCCGTATGAAACGATGCAGTCTTGCTTAAATAGTGTAGAGTGTGGGATAATAAATCCAGAGATACAAGAAGACTGGCAAAATAGAATGAAGCAGTATTTTGAGTACATCTTTGATCAACGCCAGCAACGTAAAGGTCATTATATCTCAACAACAAAAGGGTATGATTACTAATGGCAACTAATGGTGTTACAACAAGGGCAGCTAAAGGTTCTGCACTTACGCATACAGAGATGGATGACAACCTTCTGTGTTTATTCAAAGAGAACCCCACAAATGTGACTAGCAACTACACGATCCGCAATGGATACAACGCAATGTCTGCTGGCCCCATTACAATCAACAGTGGTGTTACAGTTACTGTAGGCTCAGGCGAAACATGGACGGTGGTGTAGATGAGTACCCTTAAAGTAAATGATATTGAAGAAGCAACCTCTGGTGGTGGTAAAATATTTCCAGCAAGGGCTTGGGTAAACTTTTCTGGAACAGGAACTATTAGCATAAGTGATGATGGTAACGTAGGCTCTCTTACTGACGAAACAACAGGAAGCTACACCATTAATTTTTCAAACAATATGGCAAGTGCAAACTATGCCCCAACGGGCAACTCTAACTTTAACAATAACAGATATGGCCCGTATAATGATGGTCAAGTTGTGCCAAGATTATTATCCTCTAGCAGCGTATATGTATTTTGTACAGATGGTGGGGGTGGAATTAATGACCAATATGGCGTGTATGTGACTGTTACGGGGTATCAATAATGACTAAATATACAAAATACAGAGTAGTGTTTGACGATCCTGATGCTCTTGATGAGCCGACTAAGGTTTTAGTTCCAGCGCAACAATGGCTTGATGAAGCTATGGCGGGAAACTTGCCACCTATCTGGGTTTATTGGCAGCTTCAAGATGATGAAGCTAAAGCAATAGAAGAGGGTCGCCATAGCACGTTTCAGCACGATCCAGACAAACATGCTTTGCAATGGACTGCGCCTCGCATTGGGCCTCTAACAGAAGAGGAAGCTATGGAATATCTTGTAATGAAAGATTTACCTCGCAAGTGCTGGGCAGAAGAACACAACCGTCCAATGTTTAAGATTGTGCGTACAGAGGAAGTGCCAAGCGATAGACAGTTTCGTAATGCTTGGGAGATGGCGGCATGAGTACGATTAAGGTTGATGCCATTCAGACAATATCAGGACAAGATGTTGGCATGTGCCGTATGTTTTGTAACTGGTCAAATATAGGAACCCCTAGCATTAGGCGGGGCATGAATACTAGCTCTCTTACGGACGTTGCAGGAAATACATCAGAAGTAAACATGAGCAATGCTATGCCTAATACAACTTATAGTATAACGGCTGCGCATCAGGCTGCAAGTTTAACTACTTGGAATAACACACACAGCTCACAGCATGTAATTATGACTTCAAGCAAAATTAGACAAATTTGGTATAGCAGCGACAGTAACATGCTTTATGTTGCAATCTTCTCTTGAGTTAAAGGAATCAAAATGACACAAACTTTTATTAAAATAGGCGCTACAGATTATAACGCCGCAGACTATACAATACCAGCAGAGCGTACTTTTCGTGAAGGTTGGGAAGCTAATGCAGATACAGGGGTAATCTCTGTGAACATGGCAAAGGCTAAAGACATCTGGCGTGATAAAATACGTCAAGCTAGGACTGAACCTTTAGCGGCTCTCGATACCGCTTACATGAAAGCCTTAGAGACAGGTGCAGATACCGCAAGTATTATTGCACAGAAACAGGCTTTGCGTGATGCCCCTGCACTAGCAAGCATAGATAACGCTACAACCCCTGATGAATTAAAGGCTATCCAACCAATTCCCAATGTAACGGTGGAATAAAATGGTTAGTACAATTCGTGGAAGCGATAACTTCGATAGTCTGACATCCGCTAATCAGGTGCATATGTGGGCTAGATTTAATGGCACAGGCACCATAGCTTATAATGACTCTTTTAATGCAGCCGCTCTAACTGATTTTGGCACAGGAGATTATGCTGTAAACATGTCAACACTCGCAAGTAATGGAAGTTATAGTGTTTCTTGGAACTATAGATTCACTAGCAATTTTAATTCAAGTATGGCGAGAAACGAAAGAGCAGGAAATACAAGTAGTACCTACTACATAAAAACTTCTAGGGATGATGGATTTGCAGACCACCCACAAATCTACGTTGCCGTGTTTAATAGTTAAGAAAAAATAAATGTTAGGTTTTTTACCACTAGCAACTACTACTTTAGCATCCTCTCAGGCAGGTGTTTCTGCAGAGGTGGCTATCACTGGTGTAGTTGCTACTGGTACAGTTTCTAATGTTATAGAAAAAACTACAGCGGGTGTTTCTGGTGCGTCTGCTACAGGTTTTGTAAGTAACGTTTCTGTAAATGTTTCTGAATTATTAAGTGCTGTTTCTGCTGCTACATCTCTAGGCTCTATAAATTTAGTTTTTGGTAAAATTGTATCAGGTGTTTCTGCTACAGGCTCAATAGGTAACCTAAAAGTTGATACATCTGAATTACTAAATAGTATATCGTCTATAACAAGTGTAGGTACAGTATCTGTCAACCTAACTAAAGTTACTGACTCTGTAAACGCTGCAACATTCGTAGGCACTCTAAAAGTCAATACATCTGAATTACTAAATAGTATATCTTCTACAACCCATTTAGGTATATTATCTGTAAATAATAGTAAAGTTATTGACTCTGTAGGTGCTTCATCATTCGTAAGTGCAGTAACTGCAGACATAAATGAGATACTTACTAGTGTATCGGCAATAGGTACAGTAGTAGCTGTAGGTTTTGACGCTAAAGGCAATCATGTATTGTCTTCTGTAAGCGCAACAGGCTCTATTGAGTCAGTTTCTATTGATGGCTTTGAAGTTGATGTATCTGAAAGTCTACAGTCTGTTTCTGCTACAGGCGCAATAGGCTCCCTAAAAGTCCATACGTCTGAATCACTAGCTAGTGTATCGGCAACAGGTACAGTAGTAGCTGTAGGTTTTGATGCTAGAGGTAACCATACAGTAGGGTCTGTAAGTGCTACAGGGTCTATTAATGGTTTTGAAGTTGCTGTAGTTGAAAGTCTACAGTCTGTTTCTGCTACGGGCACAGTGGTAGCTGTAGGGTTTGATGCTAAAGGTAATCATACACTAGGTTCTGTAAGTGCTACAGGATTTGTTCAGCCCGTAAGTATTAATGACTTTGAAGTTGATGTATCTGAAAGTTTACAGTCTGTTTCTGCTGCAGTTTTACTTGGTATTGTACAGGCCATAGTTAATGCAGACGCGCTAATTACTGGTGTAGCATCAACAGGTAGTGTAGCAAATGTTATAACGCATGTTGGTGTAGGTGTTTCTGGTGTACTAGCTACAGGTTCCGTCGAACCCCTTAGCTTTGATATATTTGAAGTTGATGTATCTGAAAAGCTAGTGTCTGTTTCTGTTACAGGTACAGTAGCAAGTGTAAAAGCAAATATAACAGAGGTACTCAATAGTGTAGCTGCTAATACAAATGTAGGAAGCGTAGTTGCTACAGGCGTTACCTTCCAGTTTGATATAAACGCATTTGATAAAGATAGAGTTATTTATGCAGTAGCAGTACCAAGAGAAAACGTAGTACATATTAGACCAGATAATAGAACCATTGTGATTAATGAAATAAATAGGATTAATCAAACAATTAGAGTTGCAGCCTAAAGGATAACAAATGTCATATAAGTGGCCTGATAAAGATAAAGATGAATTGCTTGACTACAGCATTGATTGGTCACGCTTTTTAGGTACAGATACTATTTCTGCAGTTACTTGGTTTATAGATGCTGCAGATGGTACTAAAACACAAGTTAGTGATACTGATGTTGTTGATGGATTACAGTTTATTCAAGGTACATATACTAATACTGTCTCTACAATTAGATTAGGTTTAGGCACAAATAATAAACGCTATAAAATTACGTGCAAAATAACTACAGTAGGCGCGTTACAGTATGAGCGTTCTGTGTTGCTGCGCGTGAGGGAGAAGTAATATGGCATACGATTATCTTGGTTTAGTTAATGATGTAAATCGTAGGCTTAATGAGGTAGAATTAACCTCTGCTAATTTTGCTTCCACTACAGGTTTTTACAGTTTTGCTAAAGATGCAGTAAACTCTTCTATTCGTCACATACAACAGGAAGAGTATGAGTGGCCTTGGAATCACGTAGAGCAGGAAGAAATACTACTTGCTGGTGAGGTTCGTTACAGTTTTCCTTATGATGCTAAGACTATCAATATGAATAGCTTTCGTATCAAAAGAAATGCAGATTTAAGCGTAGATACCGTTAAACTTAAAGTGCTTAGCTATGAAGAATACCTTGACAAGTATGCTGATTATGAGTATAACTCTAACACTAGCGTAAGATCTGTACCCTCTTTTATTATAAGAGCGCCTAGCAGGGAGTTACTGGTAGTACCAGCCCCAGACAAGGCATATGAATTAGTTTATGAATATTACACAACTGGTTTTGATTTAGAGCTACACTCAGATGTTCCTAATCTCCCTGAAATGTACAAATATGTAATCGTTGATGGTGCTATGTACTATGTCTATCAGTTTAGAGGTGATATGCAAGCAGCACAATTAGCTATGCAGAAGTTTGAGCAGGGAATTAAACAATTACGTAGCATACACATAAACCGTACTGAATATGTACGTGATCGAAGAGTATCCTTCTAATGGCAACACAATGGCAGACATTTCCTATAGAGTTTAGAGGTGGTCTTATCTCTAATCTCAGCCCGTTGCAGCATGGTGCAAATGCTGTCGGGTCTGCCACTATATTACAAAACTTTGAAGCCAATAAAGAGGGCGGCTACTCTAAGATAAGAGGTTATGCCAAATATAGCTCAACAACTGTACCTGGATCTGGCCCTATACTTGCCCTTAAAGTTATTAGCTCTGGTAGGGTTGTAGCTGCACGTAAGAATGGTAGCAATCAAACACAGTATTACTATAGTACAGGCTCTTCTTGGACTAGCATGGCTACTAGCGTTGGTACTAATGGCGGTAAAGCTAGGCACGTTCTGTACAACTTAGATGGTGATGATAAAGTTATATTTGTTGATGGTACTAACTACCCAGCTATATATAATACATCAGGTAACTCTACTACCTTTATGACATCCTCTAATAGCACAGATGTTTCGGGTGCAGAACACGTAACTATATTTAAAAACACTGCCTTCTATGCTAAAGGCAATAATATATACTTTACTGCGCCTTTTACTGTAGATGACTTTAGTGTTGCTAATGGTGCTGGTTCTATAAATGTAGCGAATGATATTACAGGTCTAGCAGTATTTCGTGATCAGCTTATTATATTTACCTCTGATACAATTAAGCGTTTAACTGGTAGTAGCTCCGCTGACTTTACTGTGTCACCTATTACGGATCGTATTGGCTGTATAAACGGTGATACTATTCAAGAGGTTGGTGGTGACATTATGTACCTCGCCCCTGATGGTATTAGATTACTGAGTGCTACTGACCGTATTGGTGACTTTGCTTTGGATGTAGCTTCTAATCAGATCCAGAAAGATGCCACCCTATTTCTTAGTCAAACATCTATCTTTTGCTCTGTGTTATTTAAAGAAAAAGCCCAGTACAGAATATTTGCATATGTACAATCAGAGCAAGATAATGCAGCTAAAGGTCTTATAGCTACAAAGTTTATATCTCAGGGTGCTGCAGGTATAGCTTGGTCAACTACAAAAGGCATTAAAGCATTTGTAGCAGACAGCAGATATACAGGAACAGCAGAGACTATAGCTTTTGCTAATGAAGATGGTTACATCTATGTTATGGATACAGGTTCAGACTTTGATGGTGCTGCTATAGAATCTATCTACGAATCGCCTTTCATGCCTATAAGTGATCCACAGGTACGTAAGACTTTCTACAAGATGACTCTCTACGCTGAGCCTACAGGTAGCATGAGCTTAGACTTAAACTTAAAGTATGACTTTGCTTCTGCCTCTAATACTAAAGTAGTGCAGCCAGCGACACAGCAGATTTCTAGTACAGGTGCATCTGTATTTTTATTTGGTGCATCTAATGCTGTATTTAATACCGCCACATTTGGTGGTGAGCTTGATAAAATATATGACACTAATGTTATTGGTTCAGGTAAAACAGTAGCATTGAGACTAGAAGATCTTTCAACTAATCCCACTTTTACACTCGACACGGCTTTGTTAGAATATAGCCAAGAAGATAGACAATAAGGAAACGACATGGCAGGTTATACAAGACAGGATACTGCAAACAACATTGCCAACGGTAACGTTATTGATGCAGATGACTTTGACGCAGAGTACAATGCAGTAGAGGCTGCATTTAATGCTTCTACAGGGCATAAGCATGATGGTACTGCTGGTGAAGGCGCACCTATAACTAAGGTTGGCCCAAGCCAAGATCTTGTTGTGTCGGCTACTAATGTCTTACCTAAAACAACAAACACCTTAGATCTAGGCTCAGCGGGTGCAAAGTTTAAAGACGGTTTCTTCGATGGCACTGTAACAACAGATGACCTTGCTGTAACGGGTGGCTCTGTTCTTACTGGTAACGCTACTGTAGGCGGTACACTAGGAGTGACAGGGGCTACAACACTGTCTAGTACAGCAGCCATTACAGGCAATACTACTGTAGGTGGTACATTAGGGGTTACAGGTGCATCTACATTAGATAGTGTTGCAGTTACCAATAATGCTACAGTAGGCGGTACTCTTGGTGTTACTGGTAATAGTACTATTGGTGGTACTCTTGGTGTGACAGGACAAATTACAGGGAACATTACAGGTGCCGTAACGGGTAATGCATCTACAGCAACCGCACTACAAAATGCAAGAAGCATTACTATTGATGGTGATGTAGATGCTAGTGCTACTGATTTTGATGGTACAGGTAACATTACTCTTACAACAACGTTAGATACAGTAAACTCTAATGTAGGTTCGTTTGGTAGTTCTACAGCTATTCCTGTTGTTACTGTAAATGGTAAAGGCTTGGTTACTGGCGTAAGTACTGCTTCTATCACTACCGCATTAACTGTGGGCGCTGATAGTGGTTCTGACGATAGTGTTGCTTTAGCTACAGACACTTTAAACTTTGTTGGTACAGCTAATGAAATTGAGACTGCAGTAAGCAACAACCAGATTCAAATTGGTTTACCTAGTGACGTTACAGTAGGTAGCCTTACTACATCAGGTGATGTTATTGTAGGTGGTGACTTAACTGTATCAGGCACCACTACTACAGTAAACACTGAGACTATTAACTTAGCTGATAATCAGATTTTATTAAATTCTAATGAGACGGGTACTCCATCACAGAATGGTGGTATTGAGATTGAGCGTGGTACATCCGATAACAAAACGCTTGTATGGAATGAGACAAGTGATAAGTGGACTGTAGGAAGTGAAACATTTGTAGCAGGTACGTTTGAGGGAAATCTTACGGGTAATGTAACAGGTAATCTAACGGGTAATGCAGCGACAGCCACTACGGCAGCGGCGCTTACGGGAGACATTACTACTTCTGGAGATATTAACCTAGATATTGGCGGCAGTGTTTTTATTGATTCTAGTGATGGTGTAATATCTTTTGCGGATGACAGCCAAGCTAACGCAAAGATTGATTTTGCTACATCTAACACTCTTAAATTTTATGCGGGTGTTATTAACGAAGAGATGCGGATTACGGGTAGTGGCGTAAATGTTATAAATGGCTTGCGCGTAGGAGACACTACAGCCCCTACGGATAATGATATTTATGCTACAGGTGATATTGTAGCAGCCCAAGCTATGGTTGCGGGTGATTTTATTACGGCAGGTACTAATGTCTCGGCAGGTAGTAATATAATTGCAAACGGGGAAGTTGTACTTACAGGAGGCGCTCAGGACTGGACCTTTGAAGTAGACGGTAGCAACCGTTTAGTAATCCAGTACAATGGAACCTCACTAGCTAGGATAGACACTAGCGGAAATTTAGTTGTTGCGGGTGACGTAACTGCATTTGGTACACTATAATGACTATAACCTCATTAGATAACTTTGGTCACGCAAGCGGCTCAATATCTATGAGTGAGTTACGTGATTATTATGGGCAGTCTGGAGCGGTATCGCTTAATGCAAATTTTAACGGGGGTACAAATCCCGTTCCTAGTAGTCTTCCTGCTTCTGGGGCAGAAACTTCTTTTTCAAACTATCGAAGTAAAAACAGAATCTTAAAGAAAAAAGGTAGAAGTTACCTTTACGATACGGGAACCTCATGGTCACCGGGAGAGTCTGGTTGCGTTCAGTATAATGTTTATGTGATTGGCGGCGGCGGGTCTGGTGGCGCGGCTTTTGCAGGTTCTGGAGTAGAAGGTCCAGCTTCTGGTGGAGGTGCAGGGGGCACGGCATTTAGACGTTATAGCGTCCAAGATGATTCTATTACAAGCGCTGCAATAAGCTTTCCCACGGCGGCTCAAGCCGTTTCTAGGACTTCAACAACGACTCAAATATCGGGTTATAATGGGGGTGATGTAACCTTTAATCCTGACGGTACTGGGGCAACGATTACGGGAACAGGTGGCTTTAGAGGGTTTGCTCGCTTTCAAGGTCAAGCGTCTACCACTCCAACTGCAACAACTCCCGTGGGAGAAGGTGATACCACCGCGGGTTCTGGTACAGGAGGCGTTGGTTCTGGGCAATGTGCAAAGGGTTTGGGGCAAACGGGTTCTGGTGGAGAAAATAATTATAAAGGTGGAGACGGTCCTGCTTTAAATATTGGGGGAAATCAAGCGGGTTGTACGGGAGGAGGATCTCCAAATTTAAGCTCTGGTGGAGTTGACGGAAGCACAACCTCTGGACAAGCAACGGGGGCACCCACAGAACCTAGTGAGTTTGGAAGCCTTTGGAAAATAAATAATGTTGATGCGAGCGCCCCAAGCTTTCAGGGTGGTAATGGGCTTAGCACTGGCGGCACCGCAGGAAGCGGAAACTATGGCGCGGGTGGCGGGGGTTCTGGCTCAATATCTTCTGCCACCACAAGTGGCGCAGGTGGCGCAGGGGCTTTGATAGTGATTCATTATGAGATAAACACATGACACCTCTTACACCTGAACAACTAGAAGCTATGATGGATAGAGCCGCTAAAAAGGGTGCTAGGCAAGCCTTGTGTGACTTAGGGTTGGCTGACTTAGATGCAGCTACTGATATTAAAGAATTACGTAGTCTATTAGACTCATGGCGTGATACAAAGAAGAGTATATGGAAAACACTCGTACAATTAGGTACAGTTGCAGTACTGACATTCATAGCTACTGCTGTGTGGATGCAAGTAGGCAAGTAAGGATAAGATAGATGGCTAAACGTTTTGCAGGATTTACACCAGAGCAGCTAGGTAGAATTGATCCTAGCCTTAAAGGTATGCAGTCTGATGAGCAAGAAAAGATTATTGCAGCTAACCCTGCCTTAGCAGCCCGTGTAGGTAAAATGACACAGATGGCACAGAAGCGTATAGGTATGGCAGAAGGTGGTTTTGTTGATCTGGAATCTCGTTTAAGTGCACAACGTAGAGGTTTCTCAGGTGCTGGACAGGTGCCACCGCAACAATTCTTAGTACAAGACCCTTTTCAAAGACCAGACGGTATAACCCCTAGACCGGGACCTAGCTATGCCAACGAGCTTCGTCCTATAATAGGTCAATTACCTACAACAATGCCAGTTAAAGAGCAGTTTGCAGCAGCTATACCACCTCACTCACATGGTGGTGGCGGTGAGATTCTACCAAGCGGAAATATAGCTGGCGGTAATAACCCTGCACCCAATCAACAACCACAGGATTTAAAGTCTGTTTTTG